TCGTCTTGAGGGACTTCCTTGACTGCTGGTTGAGATTGAATCTTCTCCTCTAAGGCTTTCTTTTGAGCGGTTAGCTCGCCAATGCGTTGAAGCAATCGGCTCTTGCCTTTTTTGGCTAAGGATTGAATCTGTTCAGCCGTCAACGACAGTAGATCAATTTCACTTTCCTGCTCCTCCTCTTCTTCTTCGGCTTCTTCCTCGGCTTCGGCTTCCTCTACTTCAGCGGGAATTTCTTCCTCCTCGGCTTCGGGTGCTTCTTCTTCGGGTTGCTCCTCAGATTCAGGTTCTGGATTATGTCTTGCCGTTCTCTGAGCTACAAGCTCTTCAAATGACATGTTGGACACTGATTCAATAGCTTCAGCGGTAGCTTCTGGATTACTCATAATTAAAACGCCATTTACGCTCGGCGGTGCGAGTCGCGAGGACATTAACGCAAAAGTAGTGCATTTGTCAATAGTAAACATTTGCAATCATGTTTTTTATGCAAAATAATTCTTGCATTCCGAAAAGTGCTGTGTAAATTCGCGGCGACGAGAGGTCGAATTCATCGTTGCAAATTTCGCTCCATTATTCATGGCTTGGAGTTAAGGGCTAGCACAGGTATTTCGACCTCCTTGTGCTAGTCCTTTTTATTTGGGCTAGATTAACCAAACAACCAACCGAACAATGAACACAGAATTAGACACACCGACACCGAGAACGGATGCGCTAATGCCAGACCAAGGACACAAGCGCACCATTTATGAGCACATTCAAGTCATGGAAACACACGCTCGACAACTAGAGCGAGAGCTTGCTGACATGACAAAGCAGCGCGATGCGTTGGCTGAGGCTTTGCGGAATTATATGTCCCACCATCGGCGTTACGGTTTTGTTACCCTCAACGAAGTGTTAGATGCAGAGCAAGCCCTAAGAGCCACGAAAGGAGGGAGTTATGACTCTTGAAGAAATCTCTGAGCTAATGGACATCGAAATCGTGCGATGCGATCCAGAAGAATGGGGAGGATCATGGGGCTACTCTACAACAGCAACTGACTGTTCAGTTTTTGGCTATAAGACCAAAAAGCAGATGCTGGAAAAGCTGGTCAAGCAAAGATTCGGTGGGGATAGGCTCGGAGAGCTGTGCATCAAACTGTTGCTGAAGCATCAAATTACGAAAGGAGGAAAACCATGAGAACCTACCGAAAAATCACGATACTTTTTGCCGACGAAGAACCAGCCATGGCATACAGTGACGAATCCATAGCGCAAGTAATGTTGGAGCGTTGCGAGGAATGGCAGCAAAAGGAGCTAGAGATCGGCAGCGACTACGTTGTGGAGTCAATCACCGCTTGCGAGTATCGGGACAAATTACAGGCTCATAAAGACGCTCATCCACTCGATCCAAGCTACGCAAACGCGCAAGATTACGCTCTGAAAACCGTTTTTTTATACGAGTGACTCACAGAAACAAGAAACCCGTAGAGGGTTTAATCTCTACGGGTCTATGAACACAAGAGCTGAAAACAAAACAGCAAGGAAATAAAAGCAGAACGTGGACGGATGTCAACCTTCTTTTTTCAATAGAATCAAAAGCTCGTCTAGCGTAGAAACACTGCCGACGATTTTCATAACCTCGTTTGGCTCTACGCACTGGCGCAAATCACCAAAGAAACGCTCGCGCTCATCTCGGATGAATTGGATGATAGCTTTGAACTCGTCGCGGTCAGATAGAGCTTCAACAGCTTGAACAATAGTTGGTTTTGGTAATGGTGTCATTTAAGTTGTTTTGTAACTCACCTAGTTTACATCGTCATGTAAGTTCATGCGTTAATTCGCAATCGCTCCATTGTCAAGAGGGAATACGGATGAAGCTATTCAAGGTTATTTGCGCTTAGGAGCTTTTTTCGCGGCTCGCTTAGGCATCTTACCCATCTTGATTTCGACTTCAAGGTATTTCTTTCCCTTGCCATCCATGTCGCGGCTTCCACCGCATGATTTTGTTTTTTTCATAGAGTTATTTTATTGATTTACTTCCGCTGCAACGCCATTTTTTTCGACTTAAGTTGTTGGGTGTATTAGGATCATTTTGTTGGGCTTCTGGCAAGCGTTTTTTAATGCCGTAGCTTCTAGCGCAATAGCTTGAGCCTTTGGCAGTGCCAGGACGAATACGATCACCTCCGTCTGCGGCTTTACCTGCTTGCCCATACTTGATGGTTTTCTTACGACCAGTAGCGGGATTGGTGACGATCTTTTTGAATCTCTTGTCCATTACTTCTTCTTTGCAGTTTTAGCTGATTCGCGGAAGTCTTTTGCAGTCGGTGCTTTCTTGCTGCCGACCTTGTTCATCTTCTCTCCGCTACCTGCTGCGATACGTTTGCGTTTTGCGTTAATGTTGCTATATAATCCTTGTTTCATAATATTATTGCTCCATTCCTTGAGTCGTCATTCCACCCATTTCAGCAGGTGCTGTTCCAATGCGTCCAATCTCGGCGTTCTGAGCCTGTTGTAGCTGGAATTGATATTGACTGGCATATTTCTGCAAGCGAGCCGCAAAAGCCTCGTCTTGCTGCGCTCTAGCCGCAACATCGGGTTGCTGAACGTATGCTTGCACCATCTGCATGGCAATCTGCGCACCATTCGGTTGAGCGGGAACTTCAATGCCAGCAAAGATTTTTGCAAGGTCATCTGTTACGTTCTTCTGAACCTTCTGTTGCGCTTCTTCAACTGGCTGCAATACGTAGTCGGCAAAAATAGGATTGATAGACGATGCTGCAAACTCAAGTAGTTTGTTGATGTCAAGAATGCCATTACGATCAAGCTGGGTAAGCGATACCATATTCTTCAACTGAGTCTCCGCTGTTTCTGGATCACTAGACAAGGAGTCAAACGATACCATAATTGAGAAGTTTTCATCAGGACTGCCCTTGGTCATTACCTGTGGATTGGGATTTCCAGTTACTTGGAAGAAGATTTCATCAGGTCCCATACGCTGATACAGCTTCCATGCCATCGTAAGAACGTCTTTAACGTGGTCAAGGAACTTACCAATAAAGAATTGCTGGAGAGCAGCAGAAAGAGGATTTGTAAGATCTAACCCAACAGCACGGTCCGCTTGTCCGCGCATTGACATTTCACTCTCTACAGAGCCGTCATCTCGCGGAGGGATTGGACCAAATGCAATTTCACCTAGTCGGCGATACGGCACTCTGCGTCCAGGACCCCAATCCGATGGAGGGCGACCAGCAGGGTGCATGATTGGTGGAAGTGTTGCCAAAGACGCACGATCGATACGACTGTCACGCTCGGTCTTGATTTGCATCTGTGGACCACGGAGAATGTCGGAGAATGTCTGCACTTCATACATCCGCTTTTGGTTGTTAGCGAGACAAGTTACTACAAATGGATAATCATCGTAACCATTGAGAAGTTCATGCTTGGCATAGCCATCTGTCTGCGGATGGAACACGGTGCAGTAGATACCTTCTGAGCCATCTTCTTCGTCAATCAGACGTTGATACGCATAGACCACCATGACAAGATCGTTGTCGTCAGTGATTGGCAAGCGAGTCTGAGTCTTTACTTTCTCGCCATCGAGATACATGGAGTCTTTTCCACGCAGATTTTCAATAGCGTTATCTACCCATTTGCGATCCCATCCTTCGTTTGTCACCTTTTTCTCAAGCTCTTGAGCTGTGAGGAATGTTCGCCAGAACATGTATGGTGCGCGTTGTGGGTCTGAAATATAAGATGGATACATCACCTCGCCATCAGGAGCGCAAGCATAGACTACGGGACAGTCAACAGTTTGGCGGGATAGCGGAATTTCGGCAACGCCCATCTTGCGTAGGTCTTTGATTGCTTTTTTAGCTCGCTTAGTGGAAAGATCAGGGAATGAGTCTTGAAGCAACTCAATCAACATTACATCATCTTGCTCGCTAAGAATCAACTCAACAAGATCAGGCGATGCTTGCTGGATTTGCTCAAGGCTAACGCTTTGTAAGTAAGTGCGTTTCTCACGGTTCCAACCAACGTAGGTAACCATGATGCCCTTCTCCATGAGATAGTTGCCACCAAGTTCCATCTGACGCTTGAAGTCAGGAATGTAGGA